ACCTACTACCCACACGCCGACAACAGCGGCCAGCAGCGCGGCAACACCGCCTACGGCGGCAATCCGGCGCCGGGCGGCTACATCGCGAGGGGGCGCTGACATGGTCGGAGCCCTCATCACGCTGATCATCTATCTCCTGGTTCTGGGCCTGCTCTACTGGCTCGTCATCTACGTTCTCGACAGCGTCCCGATCCCCGACCCGCCAAACCGCATCATCAAGATCGCCCTGATGGTGCTGATGGTGATCATCGTCATCGTGCTGCTGCTCAACCTGATCGGCGTCGGCATCGGCAACGACATCCATCTGCCTAGGCTGGGAGGCTGACAATCTCCCACAGCACCCGCGCGACGCCGCCATTGCCGACGGGGTCGCGCATCGCCACCAGGCGTGGGTCTTTCGTCGAGGCCGCCCACGAACCGCGTGGCTCCAGTTCCCTGACTCGTCGCCAGCCGGCGGCGCGCAGGCTGGCGCCGCTTTCCTCGGCCTGCGTGTAGGTGACGCAGCGCAGATATCCCATCGCCTTGGCTGCCCGCCACGCCGCGCCATAGAGCATGGAGTTGGCGTTCGTCGTGCCGTCGGTGCAGGTTCGCACAATTTCCAGCGTCAGGCCGTCATCGAAGGCGCGCGCCACCGGACGACTGGTCATGACGACGCCGACCAGCTGGTCGCCATCGCGCAGCCCGATGGAAAATTTGTGCCCGCGCGGCGGCTTGTTGTGCCGGTGCAGCGCCGCGACAAAGGCGCAGGCCGCGCGAAAAGTGATCGGCTCCAACCGCATCGGTGTGCTCAAACCAAAGTAAGAAAAACCCCCCTGACGGCGGGTCAGGGGGGCGCCGGACAACGCAATACGAAACGTCCGGCTTACTAGCTCAGTGGAACATGTCGACGCCGGCGACCTCACCGTCGTCGAAGGCGGCGCCAGCCGACACCCTGCCGTCGATGCGCGGGCCATCCTTGATGATCTGGACGTGGTTCAAGGCGAAGGAGACGCCCTTCTTGCCGGAGTTGATCCAGGCGAACGGCGAGACGTTGAAGCGCACCAGTTGTCCGGCCCAGACCTGCTCCGGCAGCAGCACCGGCTGGCGGTTGGCGTCGACGATATCAGGCTTGTTTTTGGTCCATGGATTAATAAAGACGTCACCCTCATTGTAGCCGTTGTACCTGCCGGCCTTCTCGCCGGCGTCGCGGAACGGCATGTGGATTTCCTTCATGTTGACCTGGGGGCCGAACTTGGTTCGGGCGACGGCGACGCAGGCGTCCCGCAGCGCCTTGAAGAAGGGGTGCTTCTGCTGCTCCTTGTCGAACAGGATGGCGCCGGAATAAACCGCATCGCCGCCTTCGGCGCGCTCCTTCGGCTGGAAGAACTGTGGGAAGGCGAGGGTTCCGTAGGGGGTGTTGAGCATGACCATGTCGATTCCTTTTCGATATTTCGGTTATTGCGATATGCCTGATAACTTTACGTTCAAGTGTTCAACGTGTCAACGCCATCGTTGAAGGCGTCGCTGGCGACACCGACTTTCACCGCCTTGTAGGCGGCGCACATCGTCTTCCTGACGCACCAGCGGCAGTAGGTGCCGGGGGTTTCGGTTTCGTCGCCCTTGTTGATGCGCTTGATGGCCGGCTGCAATTCGGCGTCGCCCCAGTCGATGAGTTCGCCGGCGGACAGGGCGTGTGGTTTCGGCACCGGATCGAGCCTCGGCTGAACGATGGTCAGGCAGACGGTCTGGAACGACACGTTGGGCCACAGCGTGTCCATGGCGGCGAGCGCATAGATTTTCAGCTGCGCCGAATCCGGCGCCACCGGCACCCCAGTGCCGTACTTCAGATCGGCGATGATCATGGTGTCGTCGAGGCGGGCGACACAGTCGGCGGTGCCCCAGACGAGGCCGCCACTGCCGATCCTGACGCGCTGCTCGACGCGGACGTCGGGGGTTTGCGCCTGCAGGTTCTGGACGAAGGTGATGTACGGATTCAAGGCCCTGAGCATCGGGATGCCGACAATGAACTGCTCACCCTCGACGGTAATTTTACCAGGTGGAAAAATATTGCCAGAGATGATCATCTCGGCGATCTGGTGCGCGGCGGTGCCTTCCCTGGCGTAGCGCGACGACGGTCGGGTCAGGCCGGCTGACTTGGTGATGCTAGCGGGGCACGAAAGCCACATCGCGGCGCTGGATGGCGAACACGCCGCATGGAGGGTCATTCGTCTTCCTTTATACCAACGCGGCGGCCCATGTCCGACACCTGCGCCACCGTCAGATGCATCTTCTGTAGTCTGGCCACGGCAACGACGAAGGCGATGAACGGCGTGTTCTCCTCGCCGGAGGGGCCAAGCACGGTCGGCTTGAGTTTGAAATGCTTTTGGAACACCTTCGCCAACTCGCGGATGAAGAGCGTCAGCGCTGGATCGTCGTCGCCTCCATCCAGCAAGCGGTTCATGTCCTTCAGGTCACGCCGCAGCCGCTGTTTCATTCGTCGTTCTCCAGCGTATCGCAGGGATAGCAGAACCTGATGTAGCGGACGACGTGGTCCTCGGTGTGCGTCGCGATATCGAGCTTGCGCTTGCAGCGCGAACAGTGCGTTTGCTGGCGAAGCCTCAGATCAAGGGCGGCGATATTCTTCCTGGAATTCTCCAGCCAGGTCCTGAGTGCGTCATCGCTCATGGGGTCGCCCCCCTGTTCATGGCTTCGCGGATTTCGGGGAATTGCGAAGCGTCGATCTCGGCGAAGGTCTTGGCGCCATTGCCGAACTCGTCGAGGATCGAGCGGATGAACTTGACCTTGCCGGAGTTGAACAGGCCGGCGAGCCGGTCGATGACCTCGGCCTTGATCTTCTCGTTGGCGAGGGCGTCGATCAGCGGGTTCGACGGGATGCCTGATGTAAACACCGAACCAATGGCGGCGGGAAGGTCGGCGTCGTCTTCCGCCGCGTAGTCGAGCCACTCCGTGCCAGGTCCCTTGGATGCCTCCTCCTCGCTGTCGAACGAGGTGAGATCGACGTCCTCCAGCACCGGCTCCGCCGGCTCGGGCTCGGGCTCCGGCGCCGCCGTGGCGCGGTGCTTGCGCTTGGGCTTGGCGGGCGCCGGCGTGGCCGCGATGGGCTGCAGCGGGTCGGCCTTCCATTCCTGCATGTCTTTACGCAGACGTTCGGTTTCTTCCTGCATCCGCGTCTTCCATTCCTCCTTGGCCGGCTCCGGTTCCGGCGGCGTGACGGTCTTCCAGATGGGCGTCGGGAGCAGCGCGAACAACTGGGCGCGCAACTCCTCGACGGTCTCGGCTTCGAGGGTGATGGTGATCATGGTTTTCTCCCTAATCTTTCCTGGCTAAGGCGTCGAGGATCGCTTGCGCCTGCTCGGCGAGCAGCGGTTCGCGGGCGATGGTGAGTTCGTTGACCAGCAGCGAGGCGGCGGCGAGCGCGGTCTCGCGGCTGGATTTTCTCATGCGTTCGGTCAGGACGGCGACGAGGCTCTTGACCTCGTTCGGCGCCAAGCCGGCGACGATGTCTTCGATTGCGGTGGCGATGGTCGTTACTCCTCAATTAAAAAGTTGGTCGAAGTCCTTGGCCTTGCGGGCGAGGATGGATTGTATCCTGTCGTCGATGGTGCCATGCGCGGTCAGGAAACGGGCGATGACGGCCTCTGACTGGCCGATGCGGTGGACGCGGCAGGCCGCCTGCGCGTTGTCGGCGGCGCTGAACGACGATTCGACGAAGATGACGTCGGAGCAGTCGCAGTTGGGGCCGACCAGGGTCAAGCCGGTGCCGGCTGCCTGTATGTTACCTATAATGATACGGCAGGAATGGTCGCCGAGGAAACGATTGACGGCGGCGGTACGCTCCTTGGTGGTCGAGGCACCGACGATCATCGCCGGCTGCCAGTCGGCGAGACCCTGGATAAGGCCGTCGATCACCGATGTGTGGTGGGCGAAGACCAGCACTTTTTTGCTGGCCGGCAAATTAGTCAGGAAGTCGTCGATGTACTCTATCGCCGGCAGGCACTTGGCGACGCCCAACAGCCGGCGCAGCCGCATGATGTGCTCCTCGCCCGATGCCGAGAGGTACCTGAGGAAGGCGTCGTCGTCGACGATATCGGGCATCGCCGGCTGCGCCATGCTGGACACCGCCAGCGGCACGACGTCGTAGCGGATCGGCGGCAGGTCTTTCAGCACGTCTTCCTTCCTGACCCTGACCATGAAGCCTTCGAGCCTTCTCCTAAGTTCCGGCAGGTTCTTGGAGCCCTCGATGACACGCACCGAGGGGCCGCCACCGAAACGCTTCGAGACGACGCGGCAGAAGACGTCCTCGAACTCCCACTGCGTCATCACCGACCTGCCGGCCTGGATGGCGCTGGGGTGCAGCGCTCGGAGGATCGGGTAGAGTTCGCCGGCGTGGTTGGGGGCCGGAGTGCCGCTGAGCGGTAGCAGGTAACCCAACTTCGAAAACATCTTGCCGAGGATGGCGCGGGTGCGGTTGGCGCCAGTGTTTTTCACGGCGGCGGCCTCGTCGAGGATGGTCATGTCGAAGGGCCGGGTCCGCATTGCAACGGCGTCGACATAGGGGCTGCCTTTCTGGCTCAGCAGGCCATAGGTGATCAGCACGATGCCGGGCAGCAGCGACAGCTTGCCCAGGTCGGACGGACCGCTGACCGTGGTGAACGGCATTGTCGGCCACCACAGCCCGCACTCGCGCTCCCAGACGTAGCGGCCCGACGCCGGGCAAATGATCAGCACGGTCTGGGCCTTGCGGCGCTTGGCGGCTTCCAGCGCGGTACGGCTCTTGCCGAGGCCGGGGTCGAAGCCGAGGTAAATCCGTTCGTCGCCGGCGACGCGCGCGGCGGCGTCGGCCTGGAATGGGTAGAGCGGGGCGTTCATTGGTCGTTACTCCGGTTCACGTTCACTTTCCTCAAAATCTGGTAGTGATGGGCGTGGTTGGGCGCGGACTTGGCGCTGTCCCAGACGCCGGTCTGCTTCAGCCAGCCCTGGCGAATGCAGTACATGGCCAAGGCCCCCCATGCGTTGGGATCGTGCGGAGGATAGTATCCTTGCGCTCGCATGATGCGCAGGCGGATGTCCTCGAACAGCCCTTCCCAGCCCACGGGAACACGTTTCAGGACGAACTCACGGGCGCGGCGCTGCCACTCCTCGCGCTGGACCCGTTCGATGCCGTCATCGCGGCGGTCCTCGCCATCACTCATGGTCGCCACTCCTAGTCACTGATGGATTGGCTCAGAGGGAGCCGTCGCCGGAGCCTGTCGATACGAGCGCGCTCCTCCCTGAGTTCAAGCTTGTCGATACGCTCGGTCAGCGACATCATCCGGATGATGAGCGCCGTGTTGACGACGGCGATGAGCGGGATGGTGACGAGGTAGATATAGGTCAAGCGTCGTTACTCCTTGCGGCGGTGCATGAACCAATGCCCCAACAGCAGGGCGTCGGCCCTGCCGTGATCCTTCTTGCGCTCCAGCCCGACGACGCCGGGATAGAGGCGGATGGCGAGCGCGCGGGCGGTCTCCTTGTCGGTGCCGATCAGGCTCAGGCCCTTCTTCCACTGCGTCGGCGTCACCAGGTGGATGGGAACGCCGATGCTGCCCAGCACCCCGTGGATGATGCCGACGGCGACGCCGAATTTGAAAGTCGAGGACACACCCTGGCGCGGCATCGAGGCGACACGCTCGACGACGGCGGCCTTGGGGTCGATGCCGCGCAGCCAGCGAGCCAGCTGCGCGGCATCCACCTGCCCATCAACCACCGGCAGGTCGGTGACCGATGGGCTGCCCCCCTCCGGGAAGACGGCGACGGCGCCGGAGATGGCGCCGGGGTCAATGGCGATCAGTTGAACTGTCATGGGATATGAGGTCCTTCTCGACGTTCTTGATCAGCCCGGCCTCGATGCCAAGCTGGATGAAGATCGGCAGCCACGCCGGCGGGATCGAATTGCGCAGGCGCCAGCCGACAATCGACGTCGGCGGCACTCGCGAGTAACCGCGACCGACGAGGTCCTCGACGATCTGGTCCTCGCGACCGAGGCCGAGGATCAATTCGTCGAAGCGCCACACCGGCGGGGTGTAGGTCAGCTTGCCGCCACTGCCGGAGGCGGCGCGGCGACGAAGCCGTTTCTTCTTGATGGGGATGTCAGTCATCGCTTCTCCTTGCCAGCTTCAGGCTGCGGACCTCGCTCGCCTTGATGTAGGGTTCGATGGCATCGCGACCGAAGGCGGCGATCAGCGCCGGCTTGTCGAGGGTCTCGCGGACGGAAGCCTGGACGAAGGCGGTGAAGTTGACGCCGTCGCGTTCCTCATTGGAGGCATCCAGGAGATAGGCGCGCAGCACCGCCTCGCGGGCTTCCAATTGCTTGATGGCGTCGCGAATGGCGCCGAGTTCGTCGGCGGGGTGGATGTTGGCAATGTTCATTTGTCGTTACTCCTGTTTGACGTTGAATTGTTGAAACCCCGATATAGCGCTTGCCTTTCAAGAGTTCAAGCCTTATTTGTGATTTCCGTAAAAAAGTTCAATGGAGAAACGACACAATGGGTAGGCCGCGCAAATACAAGACCGCCGAGGAACGCGACGCCGCGAGAAAACGGAACCAGGCGACATCGCGGACGAAAATCCGCAACATCTACATTTCCGCCGAGGTCAAGGCCGAAATAGAGGCGCTCACGGACACGCTGGAAAAGCAATTCGGTTTCCGACCAGGCTTCTCGCAGACACTGACGTGGCTACTCAAGCAGCGGCGGCAGCCATGAACAAGCACGTCCTACACCTTGATCTAGAAAGCTTTTCTGTCGCCGACCTCAAGCGGGTCGGGGTCGAGAATTACGTCAGGACGCCGGGTTTCGCGGTGACGGTGGTCGGCTGGGCGTTCGATCACGAACCGGCGCAATCCGTGGTCTGGCCCAGCACCGCTTTACCGTCACGGGTGCGTGATCACATCACCGAAGGTGGCACCGTCAAGGCGTGGAACGCCAACTTCGAGTGGCACATTCTCAAGTTGCATTACGGCATCGTTTTGAAGCACACGCAAATGGATTGCGTCATGCAGAGGTCCTTGGCGTGGGGGCTGCCGGGATCGCTGCAGCTGGCCGGCGAGGCGATTGGCGCCTCGGTGGTCAAGGACGACACGGCGCGGCGGCTGATGCTGGCGATGGGCAAGCCACGTAGGGATGGCACGGGGTGGCATGAGGACCGCAGCGGCAAGGCGGTGCGGATGCTCGACGACCTGGCGGCGTATTGCCGAAGGGACGTCGACGCCGAACGCGAACTCGACCGGCTGATCCCGGCGCTGTCGGCGGAGGAGAAGGCGCTGTCGGTGGTCGACGCCGAGATCAACCAGATGGGGGTATTGATCGATCTGGTGGCGGTCAGGGCGCTGAAGAAGGCGGCGGAAACGGAGCGGCATCGGCTGGACGCCGAATGCGCTTACCTCACCGAGGGCCTGGTGACCTCGCCCGGCACCCAGTCGGAGAAGCTGCTGGCGTGGCTGCAGGGCGAGAACGTCATCCTGAAGGACACGACGAAGGAGACGATTGGCGCGTGGCTGGCGCCAGGCAGGCGGCTGCATCCGCGTGTGCGCAGGGTGCTGGAAATCCGGCAGGCGGTGGCGAAGAGTTCGCTGGCGAAGCTCGACGCGATGGCGGCGGTGGCGTCGGTGGCCGACGAGCGGGCGCGGAATCTTCTGCAATTTTATGGCGCCGGACGGACCGGGCGCTGGGCCGGAAGGCTGATCCAGGTGCAGAACCTGCCGCGACCCGACAAGGGGATGAACGCCGATACGGTGATCGGCGTGGCGGAAAGGGATGCCGGCGGGCTGGGGATGTTCTGGAGCAAGCCGATGCGGGCGATCTCGGGGGCGCTTCGGGGCTGCCTGGTGGCGCGGCGGGGGTGTGTGCTGGTGTCTGTCGACCTCAGTCAGATCGAGGCGCGCATCACGGCGTGGCTGGCGGGGCAGGAGGACGTGCTGCAGGCGTTTCGTGGTGGTGAGGACGTCTACACCATGCAGGCGGCGGCGGTGGGCTCTGGTGACCGCCAACTAGGCAAGGTTTTAACACTCGCCTGCTCATTTGGGATGGGGCCGGAGAAGTTCAGGCAAACGGCGGCTGAACAGTATGGGGTGACGCTGTCGGCGATGGAGGCGGAGGCGGCGCTGCGGGGGTGGCGGGCCGGCAACGACAAGATCGTCAGATATTGGTACGCCATCGAGGATTGCGTCAAGGCGGCGGTCCGGAAGCCGGGGGTGGCGGTATGGCTTGAGCATGGGGTGGCCGCCGGCGTCGGGCCGGATGGGGTGTTGATGCTGCGCAAGCCGGGTGGTGGGCGGCTGGCCTATCACGGAATGCGCTTCGAGGATGGCGGCCTGGTGTTCTCTGGCTTGAACGGCAAGACCAAGAAGTGGGGGACGGAACGGACCTACGGTGGCCGGCTGGTCGAGAACATGGCGCAGTCGGTGGCGCGCGACGTCATGGCGCTGGGGGTGATGGCGTCGCGCCAGGCGGGGTGGACGCCAATCATGACGGTGCACGATGAAATCGTCTGGGAAGTGCCGGAGAGGGACGCCGCCGGCAGCGCTGTCATGCTCAGGGACTTGATGATTCGGGGGATGGCGTGGACCGGTGGGCTGCCGCTGGCGGCGGAATACAAGATATCGAAGCGGTTCGGCAAGTAGGCACCAGATGGTGTGGCTGGACTTGATTGGCCGGCTCAACGAAAATAGCCACCCCGGTGGGCTGGGGGTGGCTATTTCTTATTCGAATGGGGTTCGAATGGCGGACGGCTGAAGAACGAGTTGCCCGGCCCGGGTACCGCCGGAGTAACGACAAACCTACGATACTGACGCAGGGCTTCTCGTCCTTCGTCATGAGATATAGGCCAAGGAGGCTTTCATGACAACATCCACCATCGGCATCCCCACCTACCTGTGCAAGGAAGTGAAGGGACAGAACATGTTCTGGTGTCCCTGGTGCCTGGCGTGGCACCACCACGGACGCATCGTGGGGGACCGCACGGAGCACCGGCTCGCGCATTGCACCTCGAAGGCGGGCCGCGAGGCCCATGCGAACGGGTACTACATCAAGCGCGGGCGGCAGGCATGAGCGCGCTCTCGCCAAGCAGCAGGCGGCTGCTGTCGGCGGCGTTTCCAACGGGCGGCGCCTACGTCGTCACGGGTCGCTACGACAAGGACGACACGCTCAGGCCGGGGCGGGAGGGGCCGGCGGGGACGTTCGACCTGCCCGACGACATGGATTTGTATTATTGCGTGGCGGCGATCCCGGCGGGCAAGGACCGGAAGGACGCCGGCAGGGTGATGGTGCTGGTCATCGACGACGTCGGCAAGGAGATCGACCGCCAGGGGTTCGACATGCTGTTCCCGCTGCAGCCGTCGTTCACGGTGGAGAGCTCGGCGGGGTCGTTCCAGTACGGCTTCATCATCGAAGGGGGGATGGAGCCGGCGGAATACAAGGCGCTGCGGCTGGCGATGCGCGGCAATGCGCTGTGGGGCGGCGCCCACAACACCGGAGCGGCGGGTATCTTCCGGCTGCCGCAGGGGACGCACACCAAGAGCTCGCGCGGCGGCTGGAAGGCGCGCGATGGGCTGTGGACGGGGGTGACGCATAGGGTCGGGGAGATGTGGACGAAACTGGCGCCGGCGGGGGCGCCACGGCTGCCGGGAAGAGGGTCGGCGGGCGACCTGGTCGAGGACGAAGCGCTGCTGGCGGAATTGGTCGGACTGATACCGAACGCGGTGGCGGACTGGGATGGCTTCGTCAATGTCGGCAGGGCGATATGGGGGGCGTCGGAGGGTAAGGCGGTTGGGGTCGACCACCAGTGGGCGGCAAAGTATGGGGGTAATGTCACGGAGGTGACACAGGCGCGGTGGGACAGTTTCAGGGATGCGAATATCGGGCGGTTCTGGTTGCTGCGGGCGGCGCGGTCGGCAGACCCGGCGGGCGCCGAGGCGTGGGTGGCCAAGGAGGCGGCGTCGGTGTTCGACGACGGCGAGGTGCCGCCGGCGCCCGGTGTGGCGACCGGCGGCCTGCCGCGCGCCATGCAGTTGCGATACGCCGAGGAAATCGCGCGGCGGTGGGGGTGGCGGATGCGCTACGTGCTCGACCGCAAGGCGTGGGCGGAGTTCGACGGGGTGGCGTGGCGGCATCTGCCGTCGAAGGTCAAGCTGGCGGGGCGGGCGGCGATGGCCATGGCGAGGTCGGCACCGCCGAAGGCACGGGGGGAGCACGACGTCACGACGCTGTCGTTCCTGGATGGGGTCGAGGGGCTGTGCCAGCAGATGCCGGCGCTGCAGTGCCGCGAAACGGATTTCGATAAAGATGTCTGGCTGCTGGGGACGCCCGGGGGGACAGTCGACCTCAGGACGGGGGTGCTTGTCCCCGCGAAGGCGTCGGATTTGATATCGAAGGTGACGGCGGTGGCGCCGGCGGCTGCGGTGGTGTGCCCGCGCTGGCTGAAGTTCCTGGACGAGGTGACGGAAAAGGATTTGGCGTCGGTGGCGTTCCTGCAGCAGTGGGCGGGGTACTGCCTGACGGGACTGACCATCGAGGAGAAAATCCTGTTCCTGTACGGGCCGGGTGGCAACGGCAAGAGCAAGTTCGCCGACATGCTGGCGTGGGCGATGGGCGACTACGCGGCCAAGCCGGTGGCTGATTTGTTCATCAAGAAGGCGCACGGCATGGGGCATACGTCGAAATTGGCGATGCTGTCGGGGGCGAGGCTGTGCACCATCTCGGAAGTGCCGGCTGGGGCGCAGTGGGACGAGGGGTTGCTGAAGGATATCACTGGTGGGGGTGTGGTGACGGCTGGGTTCAAGCACAAGGACGAATTCAGTTTCGAACCCAGGTTTAAATTGCTGGCATACGGCAACCACCAGCCGACGTTTCCAGGCGGCATCGACGAAGCGATCCGCCGGCGCTTCATGATGATGGAGTTCCGCTTTCAACCGAAGGTTGTCGATCTGGAGTTGATGGACAAGCTGAAAGGCGAGGCGGCGGGGGTGCTGCGGTGGATGATAGATGGGTGTCTGGCGTGGCGGAAAACGCGGCTGATAAAGCCAAAAAAGGTCGAGGACGCGACCGACGCGATGTTCAGGGAGCAGGACCTGCTGGGGCAGTGGATCGGCGCCAGGATCGAAAAAGCGAGGGGCTCTGAAGTCTTGGTATTGGTGCTGTTCAAGGACTGGATCGATTGGCGAAACCAGCAAGGAAATCACGAGCTTTTCGACAGCGTAACGGTGTTCGGCAAGGAATTGGTGGACCGAAGGGGCTTCGCAAGGAAGCGGATCAACAGCGGAAACGTATATCAGGATATCAAAATCAGGGGAAATTCGGGAGCGGGGTTTGATGTTTTTGGCAATCCGCTAAGCCCTTGATATCATTGGGTTGTGTACAGTTGTGTATAGTTTTCCTAAACTTGTCCTACGCGCGGGGGCGAATTGAAGACATGAGTGCATCCTATGGAGACTTTGCGAAAACTATACACAACTATACACAGCCCTTGGAAAATAAGGGTTCTGCCGGTTTTGTCGGGATTTTTCCGGGCTTTTTCGAAAAAAGGTGGGGGCGCCCTTGCGTTGAAGAATTGAGTGGACTATATGGGGAAGACATCAAAACCAAACTTCAAAGGAGTAACGGCAAAATGACTTACGGTGTACCTGGATACGCGGTCCGCGACCGCATCGACGAGCTCGAAGACCGGCTTTACGATCTGAAGGCCGACATCGTCGAGGCTCGTGCCGAACGCGACAGGGCGCTCGAACAGGTCGACGAGCTCGACAATGAGCGCGCCCGCCTGCAGGACCGTCTGGCGACGTTGGAAGATATGTTGTTCGACATCCGCGACTGGATGGACAGCCGCGCGGATGCCGACCACGACGGCGAGACATTCGTGGCCAACGATGAGATGCAGTGGGCGCTGCGGATCACCAGCGAGGCAGCGCCATGATCCGCGTTCAGATACCCACCTATACCGACCGCTGGATGATGGGGGATCGTTTCGGCACTATCGAGAAGACCAGCGTATCCCGCCCGAAACATGCGGTGCGCGCCGCGTTGCCGACCGGAGCGAGCCGCTACGACCGCGAGGTGGCGCACGTCCGTCTCGACAAGTCCGGCAAGCTGATCCGCGTCATCCTCGCCGATTGCGAGGTGCTGGCATGAACCGCGCCATCATCCGGCATTACGCCGCCAGCCGGGGGATGCGTTACCGCATCACCCGTGCCGGCCATGTCGATCTGTTCGGCCCGCTGCCAGGATCGCATTTGCGTGGATGGTATCGGTTCGCTGGTAGCGAAGCGGCGGCGGTCAGCCGCATCGTCCTGGAAACCTGGAAACCGTCGGATGGTATCGTCGGGGGTTGGGCATGACGCTGTTTCTGGAGCTTGGGGTGCTTGGCGCCTTGTTCACCCTCATTCCCGTGGCCGGCATCGTGATCATGGGCTTGTTGGGATTATGGGACTGAAAATAATTTGCGTTGAAGACTTGCAATGGGGCCTTTTATCGTCTAGATAGAGGGTTCTAGCGCATTGGTGCGCTTCAATTCAAACGGAGTAACGACCATGTACGACCGCGATATGCCCTTGATGCGTGATCACGCGCTGGCTTCGCCCGCCGGCCTCACCGATGTGATTGCATTCGTGTTGGCAACCATCCAGCAACCCTTGCAGTCAGTCGCCAACCAGATGGCGGACATTCGCGCCAACGGCGCCGGCAGCAAGTACCTTTTCGGCTCGAAGCGTGGTGGCTATGAGTACGCCGTCGCTCATGCTGACGTGCTCCACGCCGCGCTGGTCAAGGCGGTCGAGGTCAATGACGTTGTCGGCGCCGTCGATATCCTTTCCAACGTTCCGGGGCTTGGTATCGTCAAGGCGTCGTTCGTCGCCCAGATCGTTGGTTTGGAAGTCGCCTGTCTCGATACGCACAATCTGAAGCGCTTGGGCTTGGGCGAAGCGACGTTCAAGCTGGCCAAGTCGGTCAAGCATGAAACCAAGCTGGCGAAAATCCGCAAGTATGTCGCGGTCTGCGGCGATACCGGCGGTTCACGCCAATGGTGGAATAGCTGGTGCGAATTCGTCGCCGGCAATCGCGCCAATCGTTCGCTGGCCACAGCTGATGCCGTCTCGGCTTATCATGCGGCTTGTATCGCCTGAAAATAATTTGCGTTGAAGTCTTGCACGTATGCCTTCCCCATGCCATATACGTGGGGAAGGCGATTTTGCCTGTAACGGAGTAACGACCATGACGAATTTTTCTGAAGCTACCAGCTACGCCAACCAGTTGATTGCCAAGTACGGCGATGAGCGCGAGGGCTTGTCGCGGATGCTGGACCGCTTCGAGGCGCATATGAACGAAGGTTGGGGCGACGCCGAAGCCGACGTTATCGCCACGGCGCTTCGGGCTTTTCTTTTTCCGGTGACGCCGGCGCGCAATCTTGAAGCGCTTACGGCACAGATTTATGAAGCCCGCAGTATGAACCGCGTGGAAGATTTTGCCTCTGAAGTGGAAGCTGTCGCTTTTGTCGAAGCGCGTGGCGTGGGGTCGATCACCAAATTCATTCGTGATGCTTACGATGGGCGTGAACGCAGCTGCAAGCATGACGTTTACCGCGACGGCGTATGGCATGGCGTTGATATCAGCCGCTGAACCCAGATCGAAAAGGAGTAACGACCATGAAAAACATTCGCGACAATCTCGTGGGCGCCGTCATCGCGTTCGACGCCAAGCAGGAAGCCCGCGCGGCGAAAAGCCCGCGCGCTTACCACAGCGTTTACGCCTTGCCGCAGTACCTCAGGCGCATCGACGACGTCATGGCGGACATCAGGGCCGGTGCCGATGTCTCGGCGGCTGTGAACGCCGGCTTCACGCCGGGCGCCTTGCGCAATGCTTGCCGCAAGGCACTTGGCCTGCCGAAGGACGATGCTGAAGATAGCGGCAGCTACAAGGGCCTGCCGGTTTACCAAAAGGTTTCCGATAGGCCATAACGCCTCAGGCGAGGCCGTAGAGAGGGTTTGAGGGCGCCGGAGCAATCCGGTGCCCTTTTCGCGTTGGTTGCGCTGTACGGGGCCGGCGTGGCATTGTGCGGGCATGTTTACGCGCATCCCCGCTAAGCACGAGATGGTTTTGCTGCATGTCCTGGACGGTCTTCCGGGGTCACACGCCTATGCCATGGTGTACGGCCAGGACCGTGGCAAGGCGACGTGCGAGGTGAATGCGTCGAAAATACTAAGCTCGACTAAGGTCCAGGCCAGGAAGCAAGAGCTCATGGCCGCGCGACATGCGCGCCAGCCTATATCGGCGCAGTTTTTGACAGGCGAACTCCTTGCAACTGCTGCGGAATCTCGCGCGCTGGGCCAGGGCTCGGCTGCCCAGGCTTGCTACATGGGAGTGGCCAAATTGCATGGCCTAATCGTCGACCGGGTGCAGGCCGATGTGCTGGTTCGTAAGCCGGCTAACAATCCAGACAGTCCTGATGAGATGACTGCCGAAGCCTGGCTGTCTGACTTCGGCGTTACAGTAATAGAGCACAACTCTACTGCAACAATACCTACGCAAACCGAAACTATAGTTGAGCTACACCAGAAAGATGTAGAGGTCGAGAGCGACGACGAGGGCTCGGCCTCTACTGTATAGCGCTAGTATAGTGTGAGTATACTGTGAGAGTATAGATGGTATAGTCTGAGTATAGTCGTAGTATAGTTAGGGTGGCGGGGTCAATCCGGAAAGTGGGTACACCCCAGGGTTGTGGGGCCTCCACAAAATTTACACGGAAGCCAAACTGAACTGTTCTTGGTTTGTTCTAATGTCCACAGCCATAGCCCAGAGCGACTACGATGACAGCAGCCGGACGCTGACCATAACCTTCACCGACGGCACCGTGTACGAATACTACGGTGTCCCTCCCGCCGTGTTCCAGGCCGTATCGAGCGATTACTCGTCGAAAGGCACCTACTTCAACCGCGACGTCCGCAAGGCTTACAGCTATTCGAGGATTGGTTGACCCTCCGTAGAAATCTTCTATGGTGGGTTATGCCCAGAGGTGTCCACTCCAGTCCCCGCAGTTTCAATGTCGTCGATATGTCGGGCCAGACCTTCGGTCGCCTGACCGTCGTCGAGCGCGCCGGCACCTCGCCCGACCGCAAGGCCCGCTGGCGCTGCCGCTGTGCCTGCGGCAACTGGCCCGTCGTCAACGGCAAGGACATGCGCTCCGGCCACGTCCAGTCGTGCGGCTGCCTGCTGACCGAGGCCACGATCCGGCGCAACACCACGCATGGCTCCGCCAGAACCCGGCTCTACGAGTGCTGGAAAGACATGCACAAGCGCTGCCGGCATCACCCGCACTATGTTGGCCGTGTCCACGTCGATCCTGTCTGGGCCAGCTACCCGCCTTTCAAGGCGTGGGCCTTGGCGCATGACTACCGTCCCGATCTCACTCTTGATCGCAAGGATACACTGGGCCACTATTCCCCCGACAATTGCCGTTGGGCGACGCGCAAGCAGCAGGCCCAGAACAAATATTACGGCCAGTCGGACTACGTCCCTGCCACCTAGGACACGCTGATGCCCCAACCCCAGAAGGTCGTGATTGGGTTCAAACCCCAACCCGGTCCTCAAGTCGCATTCCTCAAAGCCCCCTTCGACGCTGTTATCTATGGAGGCGCAAGAGGCCCCCGACCCCCGCTATTGAGTTAGCGGGGGTCGGGGGTTTCACGAAGAAGCGGCGGTAAGAGCTACGCGACGCTGGGCGAGTTCTGGCTCCACGCCGAGCGCCACGGCCCTCACGCCAGGGGCCTGATGGTGCGCAAGACCCGCGAGGATTTGAAGGACACCATCGAGACCGCCCAGCAAATGTACGGCAGCGCCGCCCAGTGGAACGACCAGAAGAAGTTCTTCCGCTTCCAGGGCGGCGCCATGCTCAACATGGCCTACCTCGAATCCGACTCCGACGCCCAGAACTACCAGGGCTGGTCGCTGACCCGCGTCTACGTCGAGGAACTGACCCAGTACGCCGATTCCAAGGCGATCTTCAAGCTGTTCGCCACCCTGCGCAGCGCCGTGCCGGGTATCAAGTGCCAGTTCCGCGCCACCTGCAACCCCGGCGGCCCCGGCCACCACTGGGTCAAGCAGTGGGCCATCGACCTCGGCCCGATGACCCCCACCACCGATCCCCGCACCGGCCTCACCCGTGTCTTCATCCCGGCCAAGGTCACCGACAACCCCGCCTTGCTCAAGAACGACCCCGGCTATATCAACAGGCTGCGCGCCAGTGGCTCCGAGGCCCTCGTCCGCGCCTGGCTGGAGGGCGACCGCCGCCGGCACGTGCTCGAAGCCTTCCGTATCCCTGCCGACTGGGTCCGTTTCCGTTCCATGGACTGGGGCAGCGCGAAGCCTTTCTCTGTCGGCTGGTGGGCTCACGTGCAGGATGATTTCCCAATCCTTAGCCGGCAAACAATCCTGCCTCGCGGTGCGATTGTCCGCTACCGCGAGTGGTATGGCGCCGCCGCCGCCAACGAGGGCCTCCGCCTTCCCGCCGAAATGGTGGGCGCCGGCATCGTGGCGCGCGACAATCGCGAGGATATCGCCTACGGGGTGCTGGACCCGGCGGCCTTCGCCGTCATCTCCGGCCCTTCCATTGGCGAGACCCTCGGCAGGGCCGGCGCCTTCTTCCGCCGCGCCGACAACGCCCGCGTCAGCCGCGATAAGCGCATGGGCGGCTGGGACCAGGTCCGCGCTCGGCTGCGGGGCGACGCCGACGGACGCCCGATGATCTACTTCCTCGATACCTGTCGTGATACCATCCGCACCCTGCCGATGATGCAGCACTCGGAGCACAACCCCGAGGACCTCGATACCGACTCGGAGGACCACGCCGTGGATGAAGTCCGTTACGCCTGCATGTCGCGCCCCTTCCGCTCGACCGGCTTCGTCACCGAGCACGAGGACAAGAACCCCTTCCTCATCCGCAACGCCTTCAAGCTCGACGAACTGGACCTCTGACCATGGCGACAAAGTTCTTCGACGACACCCCCAAAGTCGCCGGCACCATTAGCGCCGAGGCCGGCAAGGCCGACACGCCGCCGGTCAACCCCGAGGAACCCCCAACCGACCCCACCGACGAGATCGACGCCCAATATTGGGAACGCTGCCTCGCCGACGCCGAGCGCGCCGAACAGGACTGGCGCCAGCGCGGGCGCGAGATCATCCGCATCTACCGCAACGACGGCACCTACACCGCGCTCAACAAGAAGCGCAACGTCAACGACATCGTCTTCAATATCCTTTTCTCCAACACCGAAGTGATGTTGCCCAACATCTACGCCAACCCGCCGGACCCCGTCGTCCGCTCCCGTTTCATCAAGAAGACCACCCCGGTTCCGCAACCTCCCCCTCTGCCCCCGGCCCCGCCAATGATGGCTCCCCCGCCAGGGCCGGGGATGCCGGGTGGACCGCCGATGGCGGCACCTCAGGCACCGCCACCGGCGCCACTGCCACCCACCCCGCCCAGCCCCAATCTCGGCGTCGACATCAACATCCAGGGCCTGCATCCGCCGCAGCCGCCAGTCCAAGCACCGCCGCCACCAACGCCGCCGCCTCCCCCCGAGGAACCGCCTCCCCCGGCGATGCCGGCGATGATGCCGGCGCCGCCGCCGCCGGGGATGCCGGACCAGAAGGATGTCGAGACCGCCGCCGCCGTCATGGAGAAGGCGCTCGGCATCGTCGTCGACGACACCACCAGCCACGAGGCGATCAAGGCCGCCGTCAAGGACATGCTGCTGCCCGGCAGGGGCACCTGCCGCGTCCGCTGGTATCCGCAACTGCAAAGCCAGCCCGTTGCCGACCCCGTCATGGGCGGGAACCTGAGCCTCCCCGGCAGCCCTCCTCCCGCGCCGGGTGAGGCTCCGCTGACCGAGGACGTCAAAATCTGGGAGACCGTCAGCGACGAATACGTCTACTGGGAGGACATCCTCTACGATCCCGTCCGCCAGTTCACCGACGGCTCCTGGGTCGCCTTCCGCCATTTGTTCGACGAGAAGTCCCTATTGGCCGAGTTCGAGGACAGCCAGCAGCTGCAAACCCTCAAGGCCGCCAACAAACTGCAGGACGTGCTGAAGTGGACCGACGAGAGCGCCGCCAAGTCGGTGGTCGGCGGCGGCAGCCCGATGAAGACCGCCAACAAGCTCGGCGACGTCATCAAGAAGGCGATGGTCTGGGAAATCTGGAACCGCACCAAGACCAACGTCATCTGGTTCATTCGCGAGGTCGACGGCCTCGTGCTGCGCGTCGACCCCGACAGCCTCGGCCTTTCCAACTTCTTCCCTGTCCCCAAGCCGCTGCTGGCCGTCACCACCACCGACTCGATGCTTCCCAGGCCCTACTACGACCTCTACCGCCACCTCGCCGCCGATCTCGACGAGACCTCCCGGCAGATTTCGCGCCTCACCGACAAGATCAAGGTCAGGGGCGGCTACAACGCCTCGAACCGCGATATCGCCGCCATCCTGACCGCCGAGGACGGCAAGATGCTCCCCGTGGCCGGCGTCGACCTCATCAACGGCGGGCTGGCCAATCACATCTGGCTGGTGCCGATCATCGAGTGGGTCAACGCGCTCAAGGAGCTTTACCTCGCCCGCGACCAGATCAAGCAGACCATCTACGAGGTGATGGGCATCGGCGATATCATGAGGGGCGCGACCAACCCTTATGAGACCGCCACCGCGCAGCGCATCAAGGGCACGATGGGCACCAACCGCCTCGCCGAGCAGAAGCGCGTCTGCTCGAATTTCGCCCGCGAGCTTCTGCGCATGAAGGCCGAAATCATCGCCAAGAACTTCGATGCCTCCACCCTGACGCGGATGACCGGCGAGGAGGTCACGCCGGCGGTCGAGGCCATCCTTAGGGACGACTTCCAGAGGACCTGCTCCATCGACGTCGAGACCGACTCGACCGTCGCCATCGACGAGCAGGGCGAGCAGGAAGCCAATGGCAAGATGATGATGGCCATGCAGGGCATCATGCAGGGCGCCGCCGGCCTTCTCCAGGCCGGCATCCTGCCGCCGCCCATGGTGGCGCAGTTCTCGCTCGAACTGATGAAGATGATGCTGCATCCGCTCAAGAACTCCAGGGGCGTCGTCGAACTGATCGACGACTTCCAGGAGCAGATACAGGCGCTGGCCAAGATGCAGGCCATGCAGCCACCGCCTCCGCCCGGGCCACCCCCCGGCGCTGGAGCCGGTCCGCCCGGTGCCCCTCTTACTATCCCGCCGGGCGGGCCGCCGCTGCCGAATGGCGCCGGAGCGCCGCCGCCAGGGCTGCCGATGCAATGACCCAGAGGAGAGACGACCATGCCGTTCAAGACCAAGCCCAAGAAAGCCGTCAAGAAACCGCCGTCGAAGCCATTCAGCAAAGCGACCACCACGGCCCCGTTCGGTGGGACGAAAGCCCCCATGCCGGCAGCCAAGACGGGCTTCCCACCCAAGAAGCCAATGCCTGGCTGCTAGATCGCCTCCGCCGCATCGAATATCTCGTCGAACGCATTTGGGAACGGATAAAATGAATTGGATCGTCGTCATCGCTATCCTGCTCGCTGGCACCGTCGCCGCCTTCAGCCAAAGCCAGCCACCACCGCCGACCCTGATCCAGCAGCTTCAGTCGTTCCTGAGCTACGAACTGGACGAAGAGGATGAATATCCCCAGCCCAATTACCACACCTACCGGGCGCAAAGGCTTACGACCCAGTTGGCTACGGCAAATGCTGCGGCAGCTTCTGGACATCCTCTGCCGCCGCAACTGAATGAGCATGGCGTTGTCACCCCGCTCTACCCGCCATCGGGGAACTGAGATGAACTTAAACGATTTTTCGGATGCTTTCATGCTCTGCGTGGTCGGCGATGGCGACCCTTACGTCAAGGTCCAGTTCCGTGATCTGAAGCGAGCGCAGGAGTTCCACTCCGTTCTCATTAAGGAAATGGGTCGTCGCGAACTGCGACCATTCAAAGGCTTCGCCCGTGAAGGCATCGAAGCGCAGAATGGCCTCAACGATACCTATGACGGGGACTCCTACCCATGAACACCATCGAGCATCCGCGCATCACCGAAGTCGGGCGCTTGTTGGCCCGCATCGCCGACCTTGAGGCTCAACTCAAGGATGCCTATGAACTGGCTTATGACGTTGCCCGCCACGACATGGAAGTGCAGTTTGCTAAAGCCGAGGCGGAGAACGAGCGGCTACGGCAAGCGTTGCGGCGGGCAGAGCGGAAACTTACGGCCTATGTCGGCGTCTGCAACGGCGACAAGGAACTCACGGACGCGGTGTTGCCGATGGTCCGCGCTGTCCTGACCCGCCTCGAGGAGGCGGGGCGATGAGCAAGTTCAAGGGCCGTCTGGCCAACCGGCGCGGCGGCGTCACCGGCAAGGCGCGCAAGCTGGCCCATGACCTGCACCAGGCCTCCTACGAGCAGGGCCTGCACAACCGCAAGGGCCAGGGTGCGCTGCCTTCCCAGCTGGGCTGGGGCCAGCACAAATCCACCATCGGGGAAGTGAGATGAATGACGAACCTGCAATCGAGATCAACGGCAAAACCCTAAGCGGGGGCCAGGCCATGGCGATCCGTGTGGCATGTTCGGCCTATTTCAAGGACATGATCAGCAATCCCGATGCCCTCGGCGCGGACGAACACGGTCGCGCAATGACGGCGTCGTACCGGATACGCCTCGCTGAAGTGCTGCAACTGATGATTCTCGACGAAATGCTGGAGGGACCGGGCTGATGCGTTTCGACCGCGACACCTACTTCGACTACGTGCGCCCCGCCCTGTTCGGTGGGGCATTAAGTCAGCAGCAGGTTGACGGTCAAAATGTGATTCTTGCCGTCTGGGAATATCAGGCTGGCGGCACCCCGATGACCGACGTCAGGTGGCTGGCGTACATGCTTGCGACGACATACCATGAGTGCGCCTACAAAATGTGGCCAACCATCGAAGCCGGCTCCGACGAGTACCTCAAGGGAAAAGAGTACTACCCCTATATCGGGCGCGGCTTCGTCCAGCTCACCCACGATTACAACTATGACAAGGCATCCGCAGCACTTGGTCTTATCGACGACAGAGACCTCATTGCTCATCCTGAGATGGCCCGAGATAGCCTTATCGCCGCCCGCATCATGTTCAGGGGGATGGCTGAAGGCTGGTTCACCGGCGCAAAGCTCGGCGATTTCTTCAACGAAGACGACGACGATCCCATCGGCGCAAGAACCATCATCAACGGCCACGACAAGGACGAACTGATCGCGTCCTACCACGACGTCTTCCTCGAAGCGCTGAACCAAGCGCAGGGCCGTGTCCGAGCAACCTGAACCCGGCAAACTCGAACGCGCGGCAAAGGTTGTCTCGTCGCTAACCCTGTCCAACGTCATGATCATCGCGCTGCTGGCAGTCATCGCGGTGCCGGTCTACGTCGTCTACCGCGCCCTCGGCGACGAAAAGCTGCTCGACCGTATCCTGTCCACCTACGAGGAGCATGATTCGAAGAGCGGCTGTACGCTACGCCACGTCAAGGCGCGCGGCGGCCCCGATCTGTGGGGCATCTCCTCTGGCTTCTCGTTTACCGGCGCCGACCGCTGGTATGTTAATGTCCTGCTCGACCACGACCCGAACGAGGAGGAGGTCGAGAGCTATTGTCAATCGCTCAAGCTTATCGCCGATTCCATGCTGTCTCGCGGCCATGATGCTGCTGGCGTCGACCAGCCGGGCGGAAACGCCGAAATTCTCGGCGGACCAGTGCCGGGTGCTGAAACAGACCGGCGTTGACACGACCGGCATCTGTCCGCCGGCACCGAAGAAACAAGGTAAGAAATGAAATGGCTTTTCGTTTCCTACATTTTTCTCGCCGGCTGCACGACGACCGGGCCAACAGACTTCGACGAGTACCAGTGCAGACTTTTACGCGAACGTGGCGTCAACACCTCGCAGCTGTGCAAGCGTCCACCAAGCGCCTCGAAGGCATCGAGCGGAGGCGCCAGTGAAGGAGCAGCTGCTGGTGGTGATGGTGGGGCTGGTGGTGGTGGGCCTGCTGTTCCTCCTGTGGATGGAGGCCACCCTCCACCGGTAGGCGGCGGGGTCACGCCGCCGACCCCGGAACCACCAATCACCGAGCCACCGCCGACAGGCGGCAAGCCGCCGGATGGCATCGACAAGCCCGGCCCACCGGACATGGGCGGCGAGAAACCGCCAGGCGGGGTCGACGGTGTCGACAAACCTGGTCCTCCCGACAGCAATAACGGAGACCGCCCCCATGCCCGGACCTGACGGTGGCTTCTGGAGGGGCGTTTTTTATGCTACGGCTTTTTCCACGGCGATTTGGTTCGTCCTCTGGCTGATTTTCCGTTGAAAGGAACGCAAAATGGCTCTTTCCTCCAAGGAAACCAAGGAAACTCGGG